GATGTTATTTTCGGTCCTTAGCGTAGTTTGGGGTGTTGTGCTCCTCCCTACTTGGATTGATTGTATCGTTCGTTGGGCCCTTGGATACTTAAGTGTATGGTCCTTAACACGAATTTATTATGCCGCTCGTGGGTCAATATTGGCCGCGGGTTGGCCGGAAGTTGTGGATGTTTGTTTGATGTGGTTATGCTGGGGCGTTAATTTGCCTACTACCTTATCGACTTCTCTCTTTTTTCGCATGCGTGCGAATGAGGGAATTCTAGGTAGGATGACCCGTAAAGTCACAGATGGATATTGGTTTTGCTTTTTGCATAAATCAAATTGTACGTGCTTTTATTGCACATCATTTTTCATCTGGAATAATATATTAACTATTCTTCTCGTCTTGGGTGTTAGTATAACTTGCCTCAAAAAGAAGTTTTCTAAGAAGACGAAAGAATCCTTTAATTTGGATGAGAGTATAGGAGTTGCACGTGTTATCCGCACCGGGATGACTAGTGCCGCGCTCATGACTGCCGGACTCGGTATCAATACCGGGTTTGGGCTAAATGAGGCGTCCTATTCTGAAATAATTGCCATGGCATTTAGAGCCGCGTGTTTCTTCGTCAATCTCTTTTCCTCTGAGTCTTATGATTCTAGTGAAGATGGAGAGATTTTCGTTGTTAGGCATGCAAATAGTTGCTTTTGCCATGCGTGTGTTCCTGGCTATGCGCCGGGTCTTCGTGAAGATCACGATATGCACGAGAGAATTTGTCGTACGCCCGTCTCTCATAAGAGACGGTTCTTGTATCCCAAAGGTACTGCAATGAAGATGGAGAAAGGGACTGTCAAGCCCCTAACTGAAGACATATGGGTGAATAGCGATTATTGTAATTGCAATACCTGTATGGCTGAGGTTGAAGATGAACCGTTGGAAGAGTTGACCTTTCTTAATAAGATACTTAACTCTTGGAAAAGTGCGAAGCTTAAATGGAAGAGTTTTCTCAACAACGTCCGCCGTGAGCAGCGTAAGATAATCCTAGTCTCTGTTATTTACGGAGTGGGCTTTGCTGCAGGTTATGTACTTTATTGTCGTAACCGCGGAAAGAAGGTTCAGAAAATTGATGAAAAAGATGTTGAAAAAGTCATTAAAGAAAGTGGGGATCTTAGCCCAAAGGCTATTACCCCTGTTCAGATGGCTATTTCTAATATTCGTGAGTTGGCTGCGTCTGAAAATGCGCAGCCGCTCCAACCCATTCCGGAATCAACTCCGGAGGGTGGGATAATTTCTATACAGGCAAGACCGAGGCCCTCTGGGGAACCGATCATCAAGATGGTGATTAAGACGAAGGAAGAAATTCCTCGTCCACCCCCTGTAGCAATGGAAACTAAAGAAGCCGTCCCAGTGGTTGAGTCTGAGAAGACCGCCGCTGAACCAGTTAAAGAAGGCGTTGTGCATCTTATTGCAGATGTCCTTGGTGTCAAACCAACTGGTGCTGGTACTCTAGCAAACGGTTGTTATCATAAGAATTGTCCTAAAAGTGTGGAGGTCGCTAATGATTGGAGAAAAGATTGCAATTATGCTTGTGGTGGACTTGAATGTTGCCACTTTGCTAATTGTAGCGCCAATCCTTTGCGTAGTTCACCCCCTCTACCCCCTATTCCTGTTCTCGAATCTCGTGAGATGTCATCTCATGATACTAAACAGATTAAGGCTGTTAAAATGGCAGAAACCATGCCCACAATAGAACCAGTCCAGAAATGGCTGAATAATGCATGCAGTTGTTCTACAAATGTATGCAGTTGTGAGGTGGCCAAAATTCGTAGTACGGTGAAGATGCTTCAGAAACAAGTAAAAGAAGCATGGAAGCCGAATAAGAGAAATAAAGGGAAGAAGCGATGGTGGGAAGATGTCTCCCCGACGGGCGCAAAGCCCGAACAGGAGCATGATACAAATTACGACGATCAGCCTCTTGATGATGATGAATTTATTGAAGATCAAGAAGATAAAGAGCGGCAGGCTCAGTTGAAAGCTGACCAGCAGCATGATGATCGTGAGGAACGGAAGAGACGAGAACGTGAGGAACGTGATCGTATTCAAAAGGAACAAGTTGATGAGCGTAAAAAGAGAGGTGATATTAATTGGGCAGATGATGCCAGTGATTCTGAGTCACCCCGCGGAGAAAATCCGCAACGTTCTACCGGCCCTCGTGAAAAGCGGGGCCGGATGGTTAAGGATGCGGTGACGGTAAAGCCGTTGCCTGTCCCTGCCCCTGTCCCTGAGGCCGTCCTTTTACGTAAGACTAATAAGGCAAAAGCGGAGGCGTTAGAACGTGGCCCCAAACTACATTTTGATTACCCTAATGGGGAACATAAAAGTTTTGGGCGCGTTCTTTTTGAATTAAAAGATATGGCGAAGAAGATGCACTACAAGATAGAGCCCGCCGTGTTGAATAGTTTTGTCTCTGAGTTGTCCCCTGGACCTCTCAAGACTGTTAAGACTCCTCAGGAGAAAACTGAGGCGAATAAAGCTTTGAGAGAGCAAAAGAAAGTGAAGAAACACGCCAAGGAAGCGATAGTTGCCGGATCTGCTATAACGCAGTTCAAGCCTTTGTTACCTTGCGTTGTTGAATTCTATGTACTCCAACCTGGAGAGGCTGATAAAGCTGGCCAGTTAGTGGGGCATGGAACTTCAAATCCATTCGGGGTTATAACACCCCATCATGTAATAACGTCTTGTTTGAACGTACCGTTCTCAAGAACGAAATTGGTATGTGATGGACAATCTATAATCATTAATACGAAAGATTTAGTGGTTAGGACTCCTGAGAATTTATCAGGTTGTCCCCCAGTTTATTTGGGTAAGGATTTATGTGTTGTAAATATGCCAGTCGGTGGTACCTTTCCGACTTTAAAGAAGAAACATTATGAACAGATTAAAGCGGGTATGAGAATATTCGTTTTTGCTGGTCATCTTGGATTGTCTTTTGGAACTGTGCGTGAAATTAGCGATAAGCTAGCTCAGCACAACGCATCGACAATCAGCGGCTTCTCTGGTGGCATCATCTTAATTGAGGGTGGTGGCATTGGTGGATTTCACGATCAAGCCGTAGGTAATGGCTTTAACGCAGCTACAGACTCGTATGAATTTGTCGAGTTTTGCTTCGCTAAGGTGAGTCCTTTAAAATGATTCAGGCCCTCGAACCCCCGGAATTTGACTTGGAGAAGCTTTATGCCACTCCTTGTTGTCCTAAGGTGCAGTTTGATAACTGCGAGGGCCTGAAACCCTTTCCTGCCTTCGGGCGCCTGCCATATAGGCCTATCGGAAAAGACAACTTGGTGAAAACCATGGCTGTCCCGAAGGAACCTTTGGCTTATGGGCCCGCTCGTCTTGATATTGCGGGTTTCATTGAAGGACTTTCTCGATATGATCATCCCCATAACGCTCTGAATTATGAAAGAGCTTGGGAGGTGTGTGTCGAGATGTCTGATCGTATGAAGGCTTTTATGCCTATAGACAAAGAAGAACTCATCATGGAAATGAAAGAGGCTCTCGAGTCTGTAGATAGAAGCAAATCGCCTGGATGGCCTTACTATTACTTCTACAAAACAAATGGAGAAGTTATAGATGCTTTGGGTGACAAACCTGTTGCGATGTGGTTTGCCGACTTGATTATATCCGTGTTTAGCGGTACACTCAAGCCTGAGCTAAGGCAATTGTTGGCTGGTGGCAAGACAAAATTAGCCCGTTTATTTGCAAGTGGACCTTTCCACTTGAATGTTGCGGGCGAAATTTTATTTGGTCGTCAAAATGAAGCTTTCAACAAGAGCTTGTTGTTGGGATTTCACCCGTCTACTATAGGAATTAGTGTACCGGGGGCGCAGTTTAAATATGCTTTGTTGCATTATATGCGTGAATACCCATATGCTTCAGCTTTAGATGGTGAAAAATTTGATGCAAACTTTTTATTGTTTGTCATCTTATGTATATGTTATATTAGGAAAACACATTTACCTATGCGTGTACATCACCTTGTTGATAGATATTATGCTCATGTCTACCTGGGCTTTTATGTCGCGAAAGACATAAATGGTATGTGTTATATCATACGCTTATTGTTACAAAAAAGTGGTCAGAAAAATACTGGTCATGACAATATGCTCCTTTCCTGGTTCATTTGGCTTTACGCTCTTTTAGAGGTTGGCTATAATATGAGCTGGATTCGAACCAATTTCCGTTTTCTTAATAACGGCGATGACCTTGTTGTAGGTTTTCGGGTTTGGGTGGATTTGAATAAAATCCTAGCCACTATTCGTAGTTATGGTTTAGGTTACTCGGCGGATAGGGAAGGCTTTACGCAGCCATGCGAATTGCAATTCCTTTCGACGAGTGTGGTTTGTAGGTATGTTGCTGGTGTCCGTTATATGGTGTGCGCAGGAAACTTGGAAAAGTTAGTCGCATCCATATACTTCGTTAAGAAGAGTGATACCATGACCTATAACCAATCCGTGTTGGCCCATTGGATAGGTTTGAGAACGTGTATGTTCCCTTGGCCAGCATGGTTTGAGTTTATGAATGACCTCCTTGAGGGGTTGGTCAAGCAGATGCGTGGTGATCCTAGATTGGGTGAGTTACTCAAAGCTTGTTTGTCTGAGAGATCTCTCCTAGGATTGCATTATTCTTGGGAAACGGGTTATTAAAGACTTCGCCCGTTAAGAAAGATTTTATACCCATACACCGGTATACTTTCTTAACCCATTTATAAATTTGCTATAAAACATGCCTAAACAATCGGCACAGAAGTCCGCGATCCACGCGGCAGCAGCGGCCCGGCTTGCGCAGTCGGCTGCTCAAACAGCTATCCGCAAAAGCAACAATGTTATGCGGAAGTTTGATCGTCAGCAGCATCCTAGCGCCGTTGCTGGTGCAATGGCTAATCAATCTAATCTTTATTTAGCCGCATTGGTTGACCCAGAGCATTCTGGGCACAACATGGGGATTCCTGATGAATTTTATGCTGATACTTATCGGTACACCAGCATAACGGAGTTTGAATTAACTCCGACTGGTGCCGATCCTGAGACAGTGGGCTTTGATGGTGGTGGTCAGGCGAATGTCATTATGACTAACGACCTTAAGGCCCACGTTTTTAAGGCCGCTCCTGTGCCGCCAGGCAGTTTGATGCTTGGTACCTGGGAGGAACGTCAGGGTGGGATTTTACAACGTTGTGACAACGTTTCTAACTCCACTAATATTGCGAATCGATCAGCATCATCGGCACTCGTGCCATCACGCATTGCGTGTGCACCTGTGTTCGATTTCGACTTCGCTTTCACAGAGGGTTTTGCTATCCCCTCTGGGTTTTTAACTGACCAGCAGACCAACTTAGCTTTGAATGCGCAGTATCGTTTGGGTTACTGCGCGAATGCTAATGGTAACTACGGTATTCCTGTTCGTGCGAGCAGAAATCCTCATGTAGTTGCTCGAGTCCAGTTGACTAACTCGGTCAACGGAAATAACTTGAGCATGACTGTCCACGGATTCTTGGGGGCTGCCCCCGTTATATCTGTTGGATTTGTTGGTTTGACGGCCGATCCTGGATGGTATATCTGCGATGCAGATTGTTCAGGAATGGATCGTGTGAACAACGTATGCCTTACCGCTGGTGTTAACATCATTGCGGATAAGGTGGTGTGTTCCATGTATCACAATGGAACCACCCCTGTGTGGACAGTTGCTGAAATTGGGACGGGAGCTGGCGCTCCTCAGTCCGGTTCCAGCTTGCAGGCTTTGCCTGTACCGGATTATCCGGAATTTGCCACTGGAGTGGTCCAGAAATATCGTCTTGTTTCCGCTTCAGTGTGGTTGCAAAACGATGCATCTGATCTCCATAATGGAGGACGTATGGTTGGTGCGCTCATTACCGAAAGGGAAGAGCCCATCAATCGACGCCGTCAATATGTTGAGATCGATGACATTACGAAATTGCGTAGCGATTCGACATGCTCCGTGTACGATGGCCAATTGAAACATGGCTGTTTTGCAATTTGGAAGCCCGAATCCGAAGCTGACTTTCGCTGGAGGTCTTTTGATGAGTTGTGCGATTTTTCTAATCCTTACATAACTCTGGTTGCTAATAATGCCACTGACACCTCCGGGCAACAGCTTCGCGCTCGTATTGTAGCGAATTGGGAGATGATTACCTTGAGTAACACTCTTCCTCGTCTTCCGTCAGTGTGTGATTCTCGATTAATCACACAAGTTTTCACGTTGCTTCAGGGTTTTCCCTGTATTCAAGCAAACGATGAACACGAATCAAAAACTGCAAAGTTTTTCCGTATTCTTGGTGACGCGACGTCTGGAATGAAGAAAGTCTTCGGAACGGTGGTAACTGATACCGCCAACGCAATTAATGCGTTTGGTGGAGGTGATACACAGGTCGGAAGTCTCTTTAATAAAGGCGCCAAGTTTGCTAAGGCAATCGGTTATGATCGTGCGGCGGAAGATGCCGCTTACGATAAGAACATGTCTTGGGCTCGCCCAAGTATGTCTTTTCGGTAAAGCCCCCTCCGAGGGTTGCGAAACCTAAACAACCGAAACCACAACCAAAACCAAAAGTTAAGTATGTGGGAAAGGAAGTTAAAGGTAAGTCTCAGATTGTTGACATTAAGGTTAGCATACCTAAACCTAAGAGTCAAAAGGCTAAGGCTAAACCTAAGATTAAATTATCTCAGGCGCAGAAGAAGAAGTTGCGAGCTAAATAACCGCGTAAAATTTTCATGGCTTTTGCCATGAAATGTCCTGAAAAGACGTTAAACTTGTCCAGTGGAGACTGTAAATCCCCGGATCAAATGATTTCCATGTACTATGGTCGTGGTTTGATGACCCGATAAGCTTTGCCGGCTATACCGGCAGCCTGGGTGGGGCGATGAATACCTCCTGGTTTAGATATATCTCATATAGTTACCAATAACTTGAGGTGTGGCCGAG